CTGTAATGCTCATCAAAAACCCCCAGCAAACGCTTGCACTCACGGGCGAAAGCGATGGGGTACTTTTCCGCGTTGCAGGACGCGATGAGCCAGCAGCAGCCGTCCTGCGAGACCATGGACTTGCGCGTCACGCCCCAGATGGCCAGGATGTCCTCCCCGGCCCAGGAGCTGACGCGGTAGTCGGCCATGTCGAACGTGGCGCGAATGGCCGCCTCGGGCAGGATGCAGGATACGCGGCGGATCTCCTGCAAGTTGTGTTCGGGCACGCCGGAAGCGAGGAGGGTCTCTACATCGGCCGGGATTGCCGCTCTGTGTTCAACCTTCATAGTCAACATCCAGGATGAGGGCGACGATGGTCATGGGCAGCGGCCTGTCCTGCGTGATGTAGACCGTGGTCTGCGAGGTCGTCTGTGTGTCCGGAGACATCTCGAGATCCCCGGAGTACGGCGGGACCGCTTCGCCCCAGTTGTCCGGAAGGTACGGGAAGTCGTAGAGGGCCGTCTCGGACGATCCGAACTTGCCGCCCACAGTGTCGAGCACCCGGATGCGCGAGAGGCCGACAGTCCTCATCCGCCCCAGTGTCGTGCCGTCCTTGGCCTCCGCTTCAGAGGGCATGGGCGCGAGTATGGAAGTGTAAGGAAGCCCGACATGCACCGTGGCCGCTGCGTAGGGCAGAGTGACGGACCCGCTGGCGACGGTCAGGCCCTCCACTGGGGAGCCGTCTGCAAGCACCGCCACGGCTTTTCCTTCGAGATGCCCGAGGCCGGAAATGACCGTGGCAGGAGCCCCATAGTAGGAAAGGCCACAGTCCACGAAGAATGCGTCCTCAATCCCTTCGGGAGCGGTCCACTTCTGCTGCATCAACTCCAAATAGTATTTGGTGGAACCATTGACTGTGCGCTTGACGACGAAGAAGGTGTTGTCCTCAAATTCGCCCGTGATCGAGCAGACGCTGCGATACTGGCCATCCGTATCGTGGCGGCTCCAAGCCCAGATGTCGTGCTCCTTCATGTACGTCAGGGCCAAGAGGAGGCCGTCGTTGCGGACCACCCAGATGACTGACCCCGGCGCTTGCTGATAGGCCCATTGACGCAGGGTGTACCCCTCGAAGAGATGCGGGGCCAGGATCGTCAGATCGTTGCCAGCGTAGCCATCCTTCTCCAGGGAGTAGAAGAGGTCGCGCACATGAGCACCCTGCTTCTGGACGTGCAGCACCGAGTTACCAATGACAAGAGGAGGAATGCGCGTCGAGCCCCAGTAGGACTGCTGCTTGACCTGCACGTTGCTCGGCGTGATAGGGTCGTTGCCCCCCGTCATCTGATGCTCTGCGGACCCGGTGCCTATGAGGAGATCCCCGAAAGAGGCCATCCAGTTGACAGCATCTATTGACCCGGATGCGATGGTGAACTCGTAGGGATCATCATCCAATGTGGGCGTCCTCTTGAAGAAGCCCTTATAGTTCCCTGTCTGGGACGCATAGATGGTCTGGGGGAATAGCGCGGCTCCACCAAGGACAAGACGCTGTTCGTGGAAGCTGACAAGTCCTGGATGATTGTTGTCGGCAAAAGGGTTCTTCGCCTCGAAAGGTGTCTTGCTCGTCTCTGCCACATATTTGACATCAATGAACGCGGTCGTCTCCGTGACGCCGACCAGCCCATAGTAGCCGCCTTCCTCCCGGTAGATCAGATACTCGGACGCTCCGGAGACAGCGGAGAGGGTCACCGTGACCTTATCCCCTTGAATCCAGTCGGATGGATGTCTCGCCGTGCCGCCGACAGCCGCCGAGGCGTAGGAGGCTTCTCCCTTCGCATCGACAGCCACTGCCTTGTAGCTGAGCGTGTAGTCCACAGGGGCCACGACAGCGCCGGAAGCGACGGGGCCGGGAGTGAATACTACGGTGCTGATGGTAGGCGCGGCGATGACTGGATCAAAGGTTACCGTGTCCAGGGTAAACGAGGTGGACGACGTGCGCGAGAGCTTGCGCAGCGCATGGCTCTTGTGGGCCAGGTAGACCACGTCCCCGCTCTGGGCGTAAGAAAGGTCGATGAGCTGCGCTGTTGTGTAGGAGGTTACCAGTTCGATGGGCACGCCGCCCACTTTGATGAACCCGGCTGTCGTGGCGAAGCGGACTTTGAGATTCGAGAAGATCATGACCAGGCACTGGGCCGGATCGCTTGAAAACTGGAAGGGGATCAGGACGGAATCGGCCCCGAGATCCTCCAGGAAATATGTGCCCGGTCGGCGTCTGGCGTTGCCGTGCAGCTCGACCAGAAAGTTCTTCATGACCTTGCAGGCCGGCTTGTACTTGGCCAGATCATAGCGCGAGGCCAGGCTTTCCGCGATCTCACCCGTGGAGAAAGTATTGAAAGGGATCTTCATGCCCATCAGCCCCTCCCGGAGGTGCGCGAAGTTATCCAGGATATCTCCGCCTCTTCAGCCGGTTTGCCCTCCCGGTAGTCGGTGAGCTTGGCCTTCATGAGCGCACGGTCGTAGAGTGTTTCGGCTTCCTGCACCTTCTGCGGGTTGTTCTTGAGGATCGGGATGGCGATGTCGGCCGCGAGCCTGCGGGCCAGGACACGCGCAAAATCCGGATCGAACAATTCGGAGTTATTCACCCGGGCCGTGTAGGCCAGATAGGCGGAAGAGACGTTTGAGAGCAGTATTCGCGTCCCGCCATCCTCGGACAAGGCGAGTTGAAAGTCGAACTCGTTCTCGGCAGCGTCCAGCATTGTGTGGGCGTGGAGGCAGTCTACCGGAAGCGCGTAGGCGTTCTCGTAGCGGCCCTGGTATCCATCAGGAACGTCGAGGAGTGCGAGCCTGACACGCCGTTGGGCGAAATTCCACCTGTGGTCGCGCAAGGTCTGTTCCAGCGCGGAGTCGAAATACTGGGCGGCGTACCGGGCTTCCGGCCTGTTCTCGGTCAATGACGCGATGGGCGGTGCGCCCAGCCAGCCCAGTGCCATGTTGCATATCGCGATGGTCGAAGCCATGTAGCCACCTCATAGAAAAAGAGGGGCCGTAGCCCCTCTTTACGGTTTAGAGTTCGTCGTCCGCCGCGTTCTTCTTGCCCTTCTTGGCCGCAGGAGCGTCCTCGTCCAAGAACTCAAGATGCTTCGCGGTTTCCTTGTCGTAACCTTCGAGGGTGCGGCCCTCGAAGATCTCGCCTTGGGCGTGGTAGTCGCCATCAAAAACGCAGTCCATAAGTGCCCGGTATCTCATAAATCATGCCCTCCTTTAGGCGATCACTTTACCCTTGTCGATGTACTGGCCAGCCTCGTAGCTGTCCTGCTCTTCGCGGACCAGGGCGGCGGTGACCTTGCCAGTCGTGGGGGCGGTGCCGACCACGGTGTAGACCAACTTCAGCCAGGGCTTGGTGACGCCACGGGGCAGGATGCGCAGGCCGAACTTGGCACCAACAACGAGGGCGGCCAGAAGCAGGGTGCCCGCGTCGCCGCCGGGAACGTCCGCGTAAGCGCCGCCCTCAGTGTCGGCCTGCTGCAGCTTCACGTTCAATGAGGTCAGGTTGTTGAAAGCCGCGTTGACACGGATGTCGACGAGGATGGGATCCATCTTGCCGGCCAATTTCAGCCCACCGAGGTGGACCTTCTTGGTGCTGTCTGCGGTAGCAGTGATCGCCTGCTGGTCGCTGAACATGTTCAAGCTATCGTAAAACATAGTGATTCTCCTTTAATCGGGGGCTCTAGGCCCCCGGTTGATCATTAGGACAGGGCGGTCTGCGTGGACAGAATCGCATCACACTGACGCACGGGGCGGCCATGCAGGAATGGGACGTTCTTGCTCTGGAACAGTTCGCCGTACATCAGCTGCACGTTGCCGGCGTCGGAAGCCTGCAGCTCCAGGGCGGTCATCACATCCTGGTTGCAGTACCACACCAAACGGTTGCGCTTGGCGGTGGGGATCTTGTTCTTGGCCTGGATGGTCAAGCGGTGCAGATCGACGAACCCGACCTCGCCCTTCTTGAGGGACAGCTTGGTCGTGTCGATGTTGCAGATGCGGACCACGGAGCGCCAGTCGCGAACGGTCAGGCCCACGTTCCACTCGAACAAGGTGGCCACGGCGCGGTAGGGGTTGCTGGAAGCGTCCAGAACGTCCTGCTCGGGCAGCACGCGCATGCCGAGGCCAGCCTTGGAGCCCTGGGGGAAGATGCCATGCACATCCGTGCCGCCCCAGACGATGCCCCACATGTCGGTGCAGGCCGAGCCAGTGCCGGCAGCGTCAACGACGTTGGGGCTGGTCTTGGTCGGGTAGCGCATGTCGAGGCCGTTGAACTCATCGGGCACCTTGTTCGAGTTGCCGTAGAACATGGTGGTGGCCAGCTTCTGGCGGAAGGCTTCGAGGAAGCCCTGGTCTTCCTGGGCACGGTAGGCGGCAGCCTGCGAGCCGTGGAGGTCGAGCAGCTTCTTGTCGATGTTGTTCCGAGCTTCCATCAAGGCGCAAGCGTCCTTGACCTGGGACACGCCGGTCTTGCTGTACGGAACGCCCTGATACAGATGCCGCCAGTAGATGGTGGGCAGCGAGGTGCGGATGACCGATTTGTGGCCGTCCTTGTGGTTCGCTTCCATCCAGGGGATATCGTCGTTGATGGAGTTGTCCTGGTCCATCAGCTCGATGACATCATGAGCCTGGCCATTGTCCTTGAAAAACTGGCCCCATTCGGCCAAGGTCCGTACGAGAGTGTCTGCCATTTCGTTACTCCTCTAAAATCATTCGGGGTTATTTGGCCCCATCCCGTCTTTGCCATAAAGGCGTTCGTGAAGGGGCTTTGCGTTGCCTTTGTCGTTATGCCGTTCGCCATGAACCGGGTCTTCGCCCAGAGCCGCGTGTACACGGGCCATGAACTTGATGACGCCGGGATGGTCTCCGAAGCCGGATGTCTCCAGCAATTCGACCATCTTTCCATCGGTGTCGAACTTGCGCAGAGCCAACTGGGAGCCGCGAACCGTCGCGTCGAACTTGTCGCCGCCGAACTCCGGGTCCGACTTGATCTCATTCACCCATTCCTTGCGGGTCTGGATGAAGGTTTCCTGCTGCTCCTGCATGTTCTTGATGTGCAGATCGATGGCCTTCTGGGCCTGGTCCTGCGTGTAGCCAGCTTCCTTGAACTGGGCCTTCACGCCGTCGAGCATGCTCTTGTCGATCTCGACGCCTTCGGGGAGCTTGAAGTCCTCGTAGGCTTCGGGGACGACAGGCTTCTGCTCGCCTTCCTGCTGTTCCACTTTGGGCTGGGCAGTAGGATCGCCGCCCAGGATCGTACTGGCTCCGGTCTGCTCCGGAGCCGTCGTACCTTCACCAGCCGCGCCCGTGTTATCGTTGGCGCCAGTGTTCAGTTCGTCAGCCATGGAAATTCTCCTTTGCGTGTTGTTTCAAAACTACCAGGGCGTCGGGTCTTGCCTCTGTGAGGAGTTCGACCACTGCGGCCCCGATCTGTCTCATGCCTTCGTGCCTGTAAACGTCCGCGTTGTTCGCGTAGCTCACTTTGAAATACCTGCTGGACTCGATGAGCCAGCAGAGGAAAGTCTTGCAGTTGGGGTTGTCCATCATGGCGTCCAAGGCGTAGAGCAGCTCGTTTCGGATCTGCTCGCTCTCCCTGTCGCGCTTCTCCTGCGCCTTTTCCTCATCGCCAAAGATCGGGTCTATCATGCGCCACCACCAAAGCTGCCGAGCAGTGCGTCAAGTGCATTGGGCACTTCGCCGCCGACCGTGGTTTCGGACATGGCCTTGGCCGACTGGGCCACCGGTTGCATGGCCGCCATCTGCTCGGCCTGCTGTGCTTGCTGGATCTGCTGTGCTCTCGCGTCGCGGATCTTGTCCCGGTCATCCTGCGCCCGCAGCATGTCGGTCTCGATGCCCAGATAGCCCGCGTACCCGTCAGCCATCTTGTCCGGATCGATGACATCGATCAGGTCGGGGATGATCTGCGAGTTGACGGCCACGAAGCCCATGAACTGATCGACGGCCGAGGTGCTCACCATCTTCTGCGCCTGGGCCAAGAGGGAGATGAATTCCACCTTGATGTCCATGCCCTGCACCTCTTCCGGCGGCTCTGGCAGCATGTTCTGCTCGTTCATCAGCTCCCAGGTCCGGTCGATCATGGGGTTGAACAGCTCGTCGTGCAGGCGCTCAAGAACAGGCCCGAGGAGAATGAGCTTCTCCTCTTCCTTGGCCGCGATCTCGCGTGCGGTGATCTGCCGGCGGTCGCTGCCCATGAGCATCTTGAACAGATCATTGTAGAGGCCCTGCTTGATCTCATTCTTGATCTCTTCCAGCGCAGCCATCGTGCCCTGCGTGTCCGGGCGGACATTCATGATCGGGTAGATCGGCTGGTTGCTTCCATTGATGTCGTACACGTTCTCGGCGCCTGGCAGCAGGGACAGGCCCTTCGTGCCGGCGGGCTTCGCCATCGGCGGGTCCACCAGCTTCTGCAGGGCTTTGAGCTTGGATCTCTCCATGGACTGCATCTGCAGGACATCACCCAGGACATCCATGCCAGGGCTGTCGCCGTAAACATCCATGCCCGTGACATCCCATCTCGGGCCAAAACCCGGGAAGGAGCGGAAGCCGCCTTCAGACAAGAGGTGCGGATACTGCAATCCACCGGAAATGCCGTTGCGGCCTTCCCCGGCTTCAAGGTAGTAGCAGCTCGCCCAAGGCATGTTCATGCGGTCGAGCCTCTGCGGCACTCTGTCGTGCCGGGGATAGACCGCATGGTCCACAATGAACCGATCAATGGAGGCCCTTGTCGGGGCATCGAAGATCCGCTGGATGGTGTCGGGGCACTTGTCATACCCGAAGCGTCTGACAATCTGGCGCACCGTCATGGGGCAGGACCGGAAGATCGTATCGACCCTCCCGTTCTCATCGATGTCCAGCGAATACTCGCCAACGGACAAGGGCATGAAGCGGATGCCAGCCGTCTGGTCCTCAAGCTCGAACATGTAGCCCGTGCCAAAAGTGCCCAGCTGCCCATAGATCGAATGGACCACGTTGTAGAAATTGGACCTGTGGAAGATGGTCCGCATGCGGTCCTGGCAGTCATCAAGCCAGCTTCGCACCGGCTTGAAGGCGGCCAGATCCTCATCCTGCAGGGACAGTCGGAACCAGGGGCGAGCGGGGGAGGTCATGCCGCCATGCATCCCGGCGGCGAGATCTCGCATGGCCAGGATGCCTGTGTTGCGCAGGATGTCCTTGCGCAGCCCGCCGCGATTCGTGACATCGCCCTCAAGCTCCAGAGAGCGCATCTTGCGCGGTAGGAAGTGCTGGGCGAGGAGCTGCCAGTCGGCTTCCCACGTCCTGCGCTCCTGCGCGAGTGCCTCCCGGCGTATGGACAATTCCTTCACATCGGCCATGGTTTTCTCCTACTGCCCGAGGAGGGTCTTACCCTGCTGCTGGCCCTGCTGTGCTCCGAGCGCACTGGTCAGGATCGTGCCCTGCTGGCCAAGATACTTCTTGCGCTTCTCGTCCTGCGCATCGACAGCGTTGGTGGTCGCTGCTGTCAGGCCCTTGGCTACCGCAGGCTTCGGGGCAGGCGGTGGGGCTTTAGGTATGGAACCTTTGCCGCCGCCTTTGCACTCATCAACCGGCCCTTCATATTCAAAGGACTGCTCTTCAAGGACGTTTCCATCCCAATCCAGAACGATGCGCTCATAAATCTTCATGCCTTCCTCCCGAAGTCGTAGACGCTGACGATGCCGTCCACATGTTTCTGTTTGCGCCTTATCCAGCAGGCACCCGGTAGCCGCCCAACAATGTCGAACCCTATGGCCTCGATGAATGGGAAGACGTGCCGGAATGTGACCGGTGTCAGCCCGTACACGGAGTGCAGCCATCCCAGCTCGTCGAGCCACTGCATTGTGGCTTTTCCTATCTGCACCGCTTCGTGCCTGTACTCGTCAAAGATCGCGAAATGGATCTGCGCTGTGCGGCCCTGATATCCGTTCAGCCAAAAAGTGCCAACTGTGCGGTCATCGGCGGATGCAACACGCACAAACCACCAATCCGCAACGAGTTCCACCCAGGCCTTGGAATCTATGGGCTCATGGGTGTGCCATATGGTTCTGGACAGACCTGGCTCTTTCTGGATGAGGTTGAAGATTTCCTCTATCTGCTCACCAGTCATGTGGTCCTTGTGCCAAAAGACGTAGCTCATTTGCTGTACTCCTGACCGCTGCCGATGCTGTCCTGCCAGAAATGGATATCGAACTCCATGAGCCTGGCCACGGCCCCATAGGTGTCGGCCGCATCCGCGCCCATGCGTGAGAGCTTCCACAAAAGGACGATACCAAGAGCTGTATCCTGCAGATCGACAGGCCCAAATGTGGAGATTGTGTGCTGCACAGCCCCAGGAGCTGCGGCGGTCACGCTGATGGCCGTGTAGTCCGCTGGGATCGCAGCGCCCACGGGGCAGATCTTGTACTCGAATTTCCACACCACATTGCCGGCAGCCGTTGTCGCCGGGTACCAGTGGATGTGGGGGAAGATGGGCGTACTGAAAGCCTTTCGGTGCGGGATGTGCGCCTCGCCCGCGATGATGTTCGTGGCAGTGGCCGAGAATTCAAGGAGCCCGTCCACGTTCGATCTGGCTGGGTCGCTGGCAGCCCCGAGCGGGTTCAGCCCTGCCACGGGGAAGGTCATATCGTCCCATCCACCGCCCGGCAGATAGAGCGTGCCGTCCAGATCGCGCTGAAAGCCTCCGAGGATCTCGCGCTTGATGTCGTCTCCGAACGAGGTGAAGTAGGCGACGTTGGGGTTTGATGGCAGCTCGTAGACATCGCCCTGTTTGTAATAGGACTGGCTGATGACGCAGGACGTGGTGCAGAGGAATCTAGGCATGATCAAACCCCCAGGACATTGTATTCAGTTTTGGCTGCGGGCGTGCCATAGGTCAGCACGTCATAGTCGGTCTGCGCCCGCTTCTGCTGCGGCTCTTGAGGACGCACGGGGAAAGCGAAGGTCAGAGCCAGGGCGTCGGCGCAGTCAGGGCTGCGCAGGCCACGCTTCTTGATGTCCTCTTTCTTTTCGAGGACGATCTTCTGCTCGCTGTCGTACTTGAAGGACGGCGCGGTCAGATCGGCCTGCAGCTCGTCGAGATCCGGGATCTCGCAGCCATTGGGATCTCTGATCCAATCCTTCATGAGGCCCCACATCTCTGCCCGCTTGTTGAAGAACCTGTCCGGTTCCAGCACGGTCTTGCGGCTGCCGAAGTTCACCAGCTTCACGCGCTTGCCGTAGCCAAGCTCTTCGAGCCGGTCATAGATGGCGCCACCCTCGCCGCCACGGTCGATGAAGACCATGTCGACCGGGTCGTCCTTCTGATCGAGGAGGCCCTTGGTGCGCCCCACGATGTGCATGCTGTTGGACGTGGCTTCCTTCTTGAGGCCCCAGGCCACGCGGCCACGGCGGTGAATGAAGACAGCGCGGTCCTCGCCCTCGCGGGCCGGGTCCACGCCGACAATGTGTGCTCCGATGGAGCGTAAATTCTTGAATCTGCGAGCGGCCGCCGCGTCCCTGGAGGGGATGAAGGACTCCGTGCCTGTGACCTGGAAAGCCTCGGCGGCCGTGGCCGGATATTCCTGCTTGAAGAGGAGAGGGTCTTTCAGCTCGATGATCTTGTTGCGCCTCCAGACCATCTGCCCAAGGTCGAGGCCATACAGCTCCCTGTACTCATTTTCTTCCTCGTCGAGAGCGAAGCTGTCTGGCACTGGTCTGCGGTACTCGTCCTGCCAGTACCAGGGAATGAAGATCGCCTGATACTCGCCCTTGCCCGCTTCGGCGTCCTGCCACATGGGATGGAACATGGGATCGTAGCCATTGGCCGTGGACTCGAAGACGATCTCCTGCGCCATCTCCGCAGCCTGCAGGACTCCCGTGCGCAGCTCGTCCACATTGGACCAAAACGCGGCTTCGGACCCATGCAGCAGGTCGATGGTATCAGAGCGACCAACCGACCCGGACCCGGCTGTGCCGAGGCCGTAGGCGCTGTCCAGGCGGTCGAAGATCAGTTCCTTGCGGTTCGAGTAGCCCGTGGAGGGCCGCACGGGCTCGGGGAGGCTGTCGAGATACCGGCGCACCTGCTTGAAAAGATTGTCTGTCGCGTCGTCGCGGTGGGCCAGGATGAAAGTCTTGATACCCGAGTTGAACTGGGTCTTGTGGAAGTATCGGCCCCCAATATAGGTGGAGCATCCTTGTTGCCTGCCTTTGAGGATGAGAGCCCGGACCCGGCCTGTCCTGCGCTTCTGGTCTTCAAGGCGCTGGTGCAGGTACATCTGGGCCCTGTTGAGCACAAGAGGAATGATCTTCTGACCGGCCACAGCGACCTTGGCCCGGATCTTCAGACAGCGTGAAGCGTAATAGGGGAAGTCGTTGCGTAGACGCTGCAGGATCTGCTCAGAGGTCATTGTAGTCCTCCCCCTGCGAGTCCAGTTCCTTCAATGCGTCCTCGAAGGAGACCACGTTCTTGGACTCGGTCTTGTCCACCCACATGCTGAGATATCGGCCCAGGTTCAGCAGAGCCCCCACCTTGTCGTGCAGCTCAACAGACACCCGGTCACCGAACTGGCTCGGGGTGCAGGACACCTTCTTGATGGCAGGGCGGACATGCTCCGGGATCTCGGAAAGCTCCTTCACAGTAAGGGCAGACCCGGTGAACTCCACGATGTCGGTGATGTCCACAAAGGCCAGCTTGGCCATCTCCTGCAGGACCTCATCCTCGAGCAGCTCGTTGCGGCGCCGCTGTTCCTCTTTACGCCTGCGGATCTCATCAACGATCTTTTGGTTCTGGAGTTGCCTCCACCCAGCATTGCGATCATCCGCATACCCTGCTTCAAGGGCAGCACGACGCGCAGACCTATGCTCCATGTACCTCTCGATGAAGAGAAGCTGCATAGGCGTAAATTCGTCTGGTCTGCGTGCGCCTCTACTGTCTGCTGGCATCAGAAGTTGTTCCCTATACCGAGCATGGCTCCAGCTCGGACGCCGATATACCCGACTTTCTTTGTGATCCACCAGGACGTCTCGCCAACATCCTTCTCGAATTCCTTGTCCGCCCATTTGCGCTCTGCGTGGCTCTTAGCCTTGCCACACCTGTAGTCATGCCTGCACGATGCGATGGGGTGCCTGTGGCGCGGGAAGATGCCTTGCAGGATGTAAGGGACGCTTGACCCATCCCATCTGAACCCTACGGGGATGATGCCCATCCCGCCCTGATATTCTTTACAGAACAAAGGCCTGGTCAGCACCCTGTCGTGAGGGCATTCCAGGATCGTCCTCATAAAGATGACGTCTTCTGTTGGGTAGAGGATGGAGTAGTCGGTCATTTTTCGTTACCCTTCGTGTATCTGTGTGCACGGGCGTTGTCAGCCACCATTATCAAAATACTGTCGAACTTA